GAACATGGAGACCCGTTTGAAATTCCGTTGGCCGTTTTCCCGGAAGCAAGCAGACTTTCCCCATTCTGGCGGCACGGGAACGTTACCATTCCTCACAAATTCCGGTTTCGGAAACCTTGATCGCGGGCCTTACAACTACCGCAGGGATGTTGGAATAGGCGTCAAGTCGTCCGTGGTTATGGCACCTATTCAATGGATTCAGCGATCCATGCCGGAAGCTCCGCTCGTCATTGAAAAGCGATTACCGGAGGGGGAATGGGACGAGATCATTGAGCATCCGCTTACCGAGCTGATAAACAAGCCGAACCCGTTTTACGATGGCTTGCATTTATGGCAGGCGACCGTATTTTCCTATTTAACCGATGGCAACTCGTATTGGCTGACCGTTACCGATGGACTCGGGCGACCTGTGCAATTATGGTACGTGCCACACTGGCTGATGTCTCCGATGGCTCCGCAAGACGGCAGCGAATTTATTAACGCCTACAAATATCGTGCCGCGGGCCGCGAAATCATATTGCCAATCGAGCGGGTTGTTCATTTCAGGCATGGGATCAATCCCGAAAACCCCAGGCTCGGCCTATCCCCTATCGATTCAGCCTTGCGGGAAATCTGGTCTGATATGGAAGCATCCGAATTTATTGCATCCTTGCTTCGCAATTCGGGTGTACCGGGCCTCGGGATTTGGCCGGATTCTGATATCTCCGTTGAGGGACTAGATAAAGAGGACATAAAACAATATGTGATGTCACGCACCACGGGATCACACCGCGGAGAGCCGATGGTTTTTACCGGGAAAACCAAGATTGAGCGCATTTCATGGTCCCCAAAAGAAATGGATTTGACTCCGGCAACCGACCGAAGCGAGGAAAGAGTTTGCGCATTGCTGGGTATTCCGTCGGCTGTTGTTGGCTTTGGATCTGGATTGGAGCAAACAAAGGTCGGGGCGACCATGGCCGAACTGAGAAAGTTGGCCTGGCAAAACGGAATCATCCCCTTGCATACGAATTTCGCGGGCGAAGTCGGAACCAAATTGTTGCCTCAGTTCGGCGCGCAACAAGGAAAAACCCGCGCACGATTCGACGTTTCCGACGTGGCCGCCCTGCAGGAAGATCGAAACAAGCTGTTTCAGCGCGTTGACCGCCTCGTAAGGGGCGGATGGATTACCGTTGCAGCGGGCAAGCTCGCCATAGGCATGGAGCCAGGGCCTGCAGATGATGTTTATTTACGGCCGATAAATGTTGTGACCATTCCGTCCGAGACAATACCCCCTGCCCCAGGCGAGGATGAAACGCGCGCGGGGGGGGACCTGGAGACAAAGGAACATGAGCCTAACGCCTTTGAGCAACGCCTGCTCGATACCATGGAAAGGTCGGCTGCCACTGATGCTCAAAATGCTTTTATGGCAAGCCAGGACAGGAACGCCCCCAAGCTGGCGAAGGCCATGGAAGATGAATTGATAGATTTCTTTGAGGACTTGGGCCGCAAGGCAGCCGAAGTCGCCGAGCCCATACTGTCTGAAATGTTCAAGCAGGCCCCGGAAGTGACTATTTCCACGGAGCGAATCATCGATGCGATGAACATGTCTACGATTATACCGATATTCCAGGAGGTTTACGAAAAGCATTATCTGCTTGTGGCTACAGAATCGACCGCGCCGGCCATGGAGTTTATAGGCCTGGCGACGGATATCCCAGATCCCGTTGCGCGGGCAATCATGGCGACGGGAGGGACGCGGTCCGGGCTGGTGGAGTTGACCGCAAAAGCAAGAGAAACCCTTTTCCGCGCCATAGAGGAGGGAAGGGCTTTGGGCGAAGGGGCGGAGGCGCTAGCAAAACGCATCAAACAACAAGTCCCCGGTTACTGGCGGAAAAACATTTTTGGAATCCAAGGCCGGGATGCTTGGATTACTCCGGCAGAGAGGGCCAAAGTAATTGCCAGGACAGAAACGAAACACGCTCAACGGGTTTCTTCTCTCCATATGGGCAAAAGCCAGGGCGTGACCCGCTTCCGGGTATTCGACGCCCGAATAGGTTTGACTGATGCAACATGTGCGGCCATGGATGGTATAGTTGTATCCGAAGCAGATGCCCAACAACTTGCAGGCGACGAACACCCTAACGGAACACGCGATTTTGTACCTTTTTTTGGATGAGGAATCATGGACCTAAAAACCATTACATCGAACGCGATAAAAGCTCTGGACGAAACCGGAACCGGAACCGTTTTGATCGCGACGCTCAACGTCAAGGATTCCGATGGCGACGTGACCCTGCCTGGTGCATTCGGAAAGCAGGACGCGACGATCGTTCCGGCCCATGACTGGAGCCATGTTCCATTGGGCAAGGCCAAGATCCGGGAAGAAGGCAACGATGTACTCGCCGATTTTAAGCTGAATCTGAAAATCGGAGCGGCCCGCGACTGGCATGAAGCCCTGAAACACGACATGGAAAATCCGCCAGCGATCCAGGAATGGAGCTATGGTTTTGGCATCGAGAAAGCCAGCTTCGGGGATTTCGACGGACATGAAGTGCGTTTCTTGGAGGCTCTCAAGGTACGGGAAATCAGCCCTGTAATCGCTGGCGCTGGAGTGGACACCCGGACGATTGCGATAAAAGGCGCCGATGGTCCCGAATCGCTCAAGCTCGCCGATCACATTGCCCAGGCCATGAAGGCCGTTGAGGATGTCGCCGAACGGTGCAAGAAAATTCAGAAAGTGAGGGAGGAAGACGGCCGCGACCTGTCGCCCGATAGGTATGCCGAACTCGAAGGAATGGAAAAGGCCCTTGAAGGGATTGACACCGCGGCAAAGGCCCTGGCTGAATTGCTCAAGCGCGGCCCCGAGATTGACGGGCACGAGGCCGACTTGCTGCTCGCGGAATTCACTCACTTATTGGTTCCCGGAAGATAGATTTCTCCCATACTGCTTGTAAAAGCAGCACCGTCGTTTCTGATATTTTCCGTTCGCCAAGCTCCCACCGGCGGACGGTGCGCCCCGAACTCACCCCAAGTTTTTTCGCAAGCTGATCCTGCGACAAGCCAAGCTGTACGCGCATTTCTCGAAATTCTTTAGGGGTCATCATCCTCCTTTGCCCTTGGCGATTGCTGATACTAAATCCTGAACAACTGAATCGTATTCGGTATATCCCTCGCTTTTTAATGCGGACAAAGCATCTTCCGCAGCCTCCAGCAGGTCCGGCCCGCTCGTACGTGCGATCTCGTCACCATCTTCTGTGGTGATGATAAACTGTCTCGTGTCATGCCCAAAATCCATGATGTGGTCGACCACAATTGTTGTCCATTTTTCAGTCATTGGATTTTTCTCCTTTCGCTTTGGGTTCCCTGCTTAACTCCACTATGGAGTCATTTGTATTTTGGTCTGATTCCGCGACTAAAAAAGCGCCAAAAATTAAGCCACGACCAATACGGAACCGGCAATACTCGATGCTCTGACGCATCATTTATTCGACGGTCCGGTGGTGTTGTGTAACCCCGTTTCCACATTTCGATAATCAGAGCCCAATCGTCATATTGGGCAAGCGTTTCATCTACATGAGGAAAACCTTGATAACGACGGGAATGTAATTTGGCAATAGTATGTTGGTCGTTGCGCCTGGCGAATTCGCTTTCCATCTCATCCCCTTTCGCTTTTGTTTGATTCCTTACCTGCATCTTAGGGCCATAGGCCCTGCATGTCAAGCATAAATGCAATAATAATTTCAGGTGCCCGGCATATTCCGTGCCACATTCCGCGAAGAAATAACTTGCCATACGTTTTTCCGTTTGCTATCGATGGAATAACGACACGGGCGCGACGACCCGGAAAGATTACCTGCCAACAGGCGCGACGACCCAAGGCGGACAAGGAAAACCCAACAATCCTTGCATTCCAGAGGTGCGCGCCATGCCTGATCCGATCGAAAACCAACAACTTAAAGAACTCCGCGGCAAGAAGACAACTGTTGTCGATCGCGTCGCCAGAGCTTTCGAAGAAGCCAATACCGAAATCGACGGGAAGGCCGTTCACGATTTCACCCGCGTCAAAGTGTACGGAGATGGGCTTTCGACCCATGCAGTTGCTGAGAAAGTCAAAGCCGACGTCAAGGAAATGGACAAGCTCGGAGAGGAAATCGAGACGATGAAGGCCGCCGCCGGCGCGTTCGATAGGCTTTCCAAGCCCGCCGACCAGATGATTCACTCGGCACCCGAAGCCACAAAGGACGCCCCCAAGGCCGAACCGTACAAGTCCCTCGGGCAGAAACTCACGGAAATCAAAGGGCTCAAGGAAAACCCGCACAGCCTGAAGAGGATTCTCCAGGGGGGCGAAATTGAAATCCCCGACGTGAGTATCAACGAATTCAAGACGCTCTTTCAGACTTCGGCGGGATGGGACCCGGAATCGGTGCGATTCCCTCAGATTGTTGCGGCCGTGACCCGTCCGATTCAACTCCTCGACATTATGCCGACCGGCCAGATCGGCCAGAACGCCGCGAAGTACATGGAAGAAACGACCCGGACTCATGCCGCCGCAGAAAAAGCCGAGGGCGCGGCCTACGCAGAATCCACGTTTGTCCTGACCGAGCGGACGCAGCCGGTCGAGAAAATCACGGACAGTATCCCCGTGACCGACGAGCAATTGGAAGATGTTGCGATGGCGAATTCCTACCTGGAAGAGCGCATTCGATTCGGTATCCGGCAGCGTCTCGACAACCAGGTCATGCAAGGCGACGGCGCAACGCCGAACCTGGAAGGGATCCTGAA